CCAATAAAAATAAAATAAGCTGGCTGAGATTCTATCAACGCATTAATCGTGTTAATTTTGAAGCGATTTGTAAAAATCTTTGACATATTATGAAATAATTATTTCTATAGTTGCGGTGTTACCTTGAGCTGATGAATTAGCTCCTATTACTACATTGGAAGTTACAAAGGTACCTGCAGTGTTTATAAGTTGTAAGGTATTTAGGGTGTTACTAAACGATAATACAAAACCATTTGCTGTATTTGATGTTCCGTTGGATTGATGAACCTTCTCCCCTACTGCAAAATTTCCTGATGTACTATTCAAGCTAAGAGTGGTTATTCTTGCATATGTTGGTTCTGGTCGAGTTGGCTGAGCTGGGCCTCCAGAAGTCTTTTCAAACGTACCAAACATCTTTGTTCCGGCCACATGGACAGTATTTTTTATAAAGTCACTATATTTACCTTGATCAATACCGGATTGTAATTCGTAAGAATATTCTTGATAATAGTGATTATCTTGAATAAATTTTGTACTATTTATGAAGCCATCTTGGGTTTTGAAATATCCCTCACTTGATCCTTGATTGTTCAAAGATATGATTCCTGTCCCGGTAATCGGGTTACTGCCCACCGACAAAGTGACAACTTCTCCGTTCTGATAAGAGAATCCCGAATCCACAACTTCGACGGAAGTTAACGTTCCGTTTGTAATACCAGCGGCTGCTTCAACAACCGCATTATTCCCAATCACATTGGATGAAGCATCCTCAGTAATAAATAAAACGTTTGCTGTAGATCCCGATTCAGCTCCAACTAACAAAGTACCTACTTGAAAATCAACAAAAGAAGTTCGGCGTAAATTAACTACAGTACTGTTAGAAGATCCAATAATACCTTTTGTATTAATTGTTAGATTGTTTGCTGTTACGAGATTAGGAGTAGCTGTTGCTGCAGAGAATGTACCAACGATTGTATTTGATGTATTAAATGTGTTGGTAGTATTAGAAACAAGGATACGCAACGTTCCGTTTGCTCCTACAACTGCTGCTGAATATATCTCTCCATGCACTGTGTGACCATCTGAACGAACTTGTCGTACAATCTCTCTACCAGCAGTGTCAAACGTACCTGTTACACTCCCCACATTCGCTAAGATAGCAGGAGTACTAATTGATTGAGTCACAAGCTCCCCATCTCGAAAATCGGCAGTTTGATTTGCGATGTTGAGATTGATTAGCTCCCGTTTGCCATAGGCCCCAATTGCTCTTTCTATTTCAAGAATAAACGGTTTAGCTGTATTATTACTACCAGGATCACGCTCAGTCAAAGAAATAATTGAGCCAATTGTTAATGGTATTTGAGTCAACGCAATACCTATAACGGAAGATACATTAGCGGCTGGAAGACGGGAAAATCCATAACCAGTATTTGATGTGGCATTTGAATTGTTAGCATTCAAATTGATTGACATAAACGACACATTGCCACTATTATTGCCATTCAGTTTATCCGAACCAATATATACTGTTTCTGTATTGGATATACCTCCAATTTTGAATCCCCCCGGATTACCAGAGCTGATTAATGTAACGACAGCAGTAGCATTTGTAGATACATCGAGAATGTAATTACGATTAGCGCTGTCTGCAAAAAAAGTATTTGTTATGGCACGTACCCCGACAGCTTGAGTATTACTACCAACTACGGTACCAGTTGCTGTACGATCTGTGGCTGAAGATTTTATAGCTCCATTTGTAGAAACGTTTGCATATAATTTAGTAACAGAGGCATTGCTAAAATTAGCGTTACTAAATGCAAGCGTACTCACAGTAGCTACATTTGCAGTACAGTTTGATGTTCTACCAATTAATAAAGTGCTTGTAGTAAACGGTCCAAATCGTTCAACGATTGTGGCAGCAGTACTATTTGCATAAACAATAACTCCAACAGCAGCATTTCCGGAAGAATTCGTTTGATATACTACTTCTCCCTGATTGAACGAACCAGACGTCGTATTTGCATTTGTAATGGTGTCAATAGTTACATTAGCGAGGGTGTTGGGAGATATTAACAAAGTACCGGTAGTTGTTGACTGAGTGGTACTTAAAATGAATCCTCCTGTAACATAACCACCAGTTGAATTGATTCCGTATACTATACTACCGTTGGCAAAAGTTACGTTCGCACTTGAAAAAGCAACGTTAACGAGAGGTTGTTTTATAGTAGTGAGCTCATCAAACTTTGTTATTAACGTATTACTACTTGTGAATGAAATAGTTGTTAATACATTAGCTGATATGAAGACTTTTTGACTATCGTTAAAAACGTTTGCGTTTAATGTATATCCAAATCCCCCATCGATAAGTCTATAATTAACTTCTCCAGTTCTAACTCCAACTTCCTTAACACGAACCTTCCCCAAACGTCCTGTTCGGGAAGATGTTACGTCCAAAATTTGACCTACTTCATAATCACTACCAGCCGTCACCACTTCTACGGACGTCATCGATCCAATAATTCTAGGACTTCCTTCGATGATGTTATCACTAGTTACTAATTCGCCTGTAATGAATTGACCACGAACATCTGATAGATATGCTATGTCAATTAAGTTACCGTTGTGATTGCGCTGTACAACGCTTTCTACGAACGCTCTTGCTCCAGTTATGGTTCCTGTGATATTTTTACTTACAAACCCAAGTGTCCTTGCACTAAGGGACAACTCCAAGTAAATTGGAACTGTCCATTTACCATCAGATGCTCTTAGAATATCTTGACCGGGATAATATACATTCACATCTTCATCAAAAAGTAAACGGAATATCAAACGAAGGGATTGAATTGTTCCTTTTGTACTGTGTATGTCTAATGCGTGTTTAATTAATTCGCGCTTTTGTTCAACTCCGTTAAGAGATATCCCCTCCAGAAACATTGTTTGGAAGTGAGGGAGAAATTGATCAAGGGTGGTATCAATATCTTTAAAGGAAAGAAGATTTCTAGAATAATATAAAGGGTTATTAGTCGATTCAAGCCACTCGTAATAGGACTTTACGAACGAAACAAATAAAGGGCCTTCTTCCCTATAGAATGCAGGGAACTGCGATTCTATAAGGGGAGAGATCTTGTCAAACGTTTGTCTCATTGTCTTACGCCACTAGCTGTCACGTTAATGTCTTCGTCTCTTATTCTTATAATATTATTTAACGAAGCGTTAATATCAAGCAAATCTGTTACTGCTCTCATTTTAATATAAGGTCCTACATATGAAGATATATCGAGACCATCAATGAATACTGTACCAGTAGCATAGTCTACTGTACCTATATTAACTGCCACAGTAGGCTGGTTATTTTGAAGCTCTAGCGATACTACCTTTACAATGCCATTACCATCATCTTCTAATCTACACAAGACCCCTCTGAAAGTAAAGAATGTAGATGTTATTGCGTAAGCAGTATTTAATTGCTTTAATGAGTTATAGAATTTAACTGTAAATGGAGTAGAAATGTTGAGAGCCGGATTCAAAGCCTTATAGCAAGTTACTTCTGTACTGTTACTAATAATGCTTGTACTTGTACTGTCAATATTTTCCACCAGTTTAGAATATCTAAACGTAGTATTAAAATCGTTAAGATTCAATTCATTGAACAATCGCAATTTAGATTTAACTGCAGCAATCAAATCTTTTTCTGATATTGTTAAGGTATTGAGATTGTACGTAGCAATAGTATTTACTTCAAGATCAATATATTCAGGATCCACAAAAACAGGATCAATCGTTAGGGGACAACGCTCTTTTAAAAACTTCGTGTACACAGCCTTATTGTTTTCCGATACTCCATCTGAATCCACAATATCTAAAGAAATTACAACTTTTCCATAACGAGGAGGATCTTCCTCTTCTCCGCCATAAACATGAATAGCATTAATTTCTGGATGTGCTAGTTGCAACAGAGTTTGATAATCTTTTGCATTGACAGCTCGCTCTTGAGTTTGAAAATAACGAGGAGCATTTTTGCGTATTGACTGCGTCGTTTCATGCACAACACCTCCTGCTGCTGCTGCAACAGTAGTAACTACAACATTTGTGTGGTCATCGATCGAATCATCACTACTGAATAATGCGCATCCATTTGGCAACTCTCCATTGCCAATAGCATATACAGCCGACACAGCAGCTCCATGAGCAGGAGCTCTACCTTGCGTGCCATTACCAAATACCAACTCATACAAATCATTTTGAGCTGATTGTAAGAAGAAAACTTGAGAGGTAGAATCTATATTTAAGTAAGAGTTTGCTTGAGTATATGTGAGAACATTTGATCCGTTATTTTCTGCTACGTAAACTCTCAACGACGTTGTATCCACCGTTGGACTAGATATGATAAATCTTTGATCCTCAGTTTGGTTGCTAAAGATGAATGTGTCAGTTAATAACACTCCTTCCTTTATTTCAACATTAGCTGCTGTAAATACTCCATTAGTCGATCCTGTTATAACATAATTATCAGGTAGGGTAAACGTGAATGTATTGGAGCCAACTTTAGAGGTAAAGGAAGTACCGCGAGGAATAGTTACAGTTGTTGTATTAGAACCGGCGGCTGGAGTGATAGCAATGTTTATTCTAGCGGTCGCAGATCTAAATGACCGCGGCGTATAGTTTAGAGTCTTTGCGTGAGAAATTACACTATCTCTCAGTTGCGCTGAGTCTAAAAACATTTCACTTGCTACCATGTTTAAGTAAAATGAGTTGATGTAGGTATTATAAGATAGTAAGTCTAATAATACAGACATATTCGAACCATCAAAATCGTAATCTTGAAATGTCGATTGTGCGGAAAGGTATGTTTTGAGAGAGGATTTTAAAGAGTTAAAATCCAAGTCTACTAAGTTAATTGATCCATTTGCCATTATCGAACTCTATTAAGTATTAAGTTAATTGTTATTGGTTTTGGTATATTAATCATAGAAAATACCAACGTGACGTTAATTTGTTGTTCGTCGAAGGAAGTACTCAGCCGCAAATTTAAAATATTAATTCTTGGCTCGAACTTAGAAAGACATTTTTCTATTTGCGATTGCATCAGACCAAGCGTCTCTTCACTTGCAGGCTCAAAAAGTAAATATTTTAAATTGGCGCCAAGGTTTGGTTGATATAAACGTTCATCATAATCAGTCAACAACAAATTAATTATGGATCGTTTTGTGGCATTCTCATTCATCACACGAGCCAGGTCTTTTTTACCTGGATGAATGTCCAAGCCAACAGAGAAATCACTATACAACTCTGGCTTGAGAGAGGTAGAGGTGTATTTTTCTGCTGTAGTTATTGTAGCCATTTAATTTATAAACACGGTAGAAGTAGAAACAAGGGGATGTGAGCAAGAAGCAATATCCCCAGAACCGCATACAGGAAATCCCCCAGCGAGCACGTTAGGACTACCCGTACCCATTATAGCAGCGTTATGAGGTGTCTTACCATGAGGAGTAACAGGAGTACCAACAACTGCAATAGGTTTTCCGTTAACAAATACATTAGGTACCCTAGGCCCAGTCAATATAGCCGTCGGAGGTCCTGCATAATCTAATCCTACGCGTCCTACGTTCTTTGGCATATTTTATAATGGGTTGAGATATAATCCCAACAGTCCTGTAATTGTTGTTGTTGTTGTACCAGATACCTTGACTAACCCACCGGATATAGTCGTTGCAATTAGTCCTGTTATATTTATCAAGGGAGCATCCATCGATATTGACTTTTCCGAACTCATCGAAATAGCTCCATCGGATATAATACTTGTGGCCCCATCAACAATAATTGACATATCACCACGAACTTTAATATAACGTGCTTGCATTGATATTTCAATATGATCGCCATTAACTTTATCAGTACGAATTCCCGGCACCATTTCTGTATAGTGGCCGCTATTATGATATATGTGAATTCTTTCAGCGCCCGGGGTATCATCTATTTCAATAACGTGGCCACGCTCAGATTCAAATACTTTATTAAAAGGATATCGAGCTCCAAAGGTAAATTCTGGAGGAGGTTCCACATCTTCATCAACGCCAACTTCATACTTGGCTTGTAATAATTTGTTTATTCCTCTAGCTAGTTTGTTAACATCGTTAAATTCTTGAGATATATTTGCCGAATCCACAAAATCTGGACTTGGTTGAGGAAGCCCGGGCAATGTGCCAAATATTATGGGCATTTGAGCCCCTGCACCATCGGCAAAGAAACCAACAACTGTTGTTCCTTGTCTTAAAAAAGTAGGAGAAATTCCTTTCCCTTCATAACTTGCAGAAGTTGTTGGCAAGATAACATGCGCCCAAGGCAAGTCATCATTAGGCAATACAACGTTACTGACACTATGAAAATTATAACATCTTACTTTTACTCTTCCTATTTGTAACGGATCATCAATGTCTTCAACAAGCCCAAAGAACCATACAAAACCACTTTTGCCCATCTCAGCCATTTTTTTGCAACTCCGTTAATGTTTTACCCATAGCGCCCTTAATTCCCGTCATGTTGAGCTCATATGTATTTTGGGTATCAAATAATATTGTATGTTTTACTCTACTTAGTAAGTATGTTCCACTGTGAGTGTCATCTCTTTCAGCTGTCATATTCTGATCAGTTGGTTTATAAACTTGAATTGTTATTGTTTGGCCAGCTGTATAATTAGAATCCCCATACATTAATATTCCAGCTTGTTGTTGAGCAAACAATCCCACATAGGACGTCATTTCTCCAATAGCATCAGGTAAAAAGTCAACGGACGTTCCTTCTGTTTCAATGCTAAAGTCTACTGGTCTATAATCTACAAAACATCTAGTATTGTTAAATGTTTTTAAGAATTGTTCTGTGTTGAATTCACCGCTACTACCCAATTGAAATTTGTGTTTATTTTCCGACAAATTAAATTGCTTACGTAACACAAATTGTTTTGTTGTCAAATCAAAACTAAAGCTTGATGAATTATACGTGCCCCTATCAATTTTATTAAGAGTATTATACTTACCTTGAGGTTCAAAAGAAATGATATCATTTCTTGTAGGAGCTCCTCCTGATGTGCCATCTTCATCACTTTGAGGATTGGGAGAAGGCCTTCCATACACATGAACTACACTCTCGCTAAGGTTGCCCGCTCTTTGAAAGAGATAATTATATGATGTAAAGTTATATCCTCGAGAATTTCTAAAAAATGTATAGGGACTATACACTCCACTGTTAGGAACAGCTTTATGCATGCAGTAATTTATTGCTTGAAGAGGAGACAACTGAGGAACAACATAGCGAGCAATACTTTTAGAAGGTTCAAATTCAAATTCTATTTCTGTATGTTGTTTGATATGATCGTCATATATTTGTCCGGCAATAGAAGCATAAGAATTTTTATAAGCGCCGGACACTGTTGCCGTATTATCGAATGCACGCTCAAGAGTCATACCATGTAAAACGTATCCCTGAGCTTTATTATTGGACATAATAACCCCGTCGTCTTGCTGGTACATATAGAAAAGATAATTTATAGGTCGACCACCTTCTGACCGGAAGGTAATTGCAAAATACTCTTCTCCTATCAAAGGTAGTTCCGAAGCAAGTTTATTATAATCAATTACCACCAAATTACAATACACGTATGGGGTATAAATGTCCTCAAATATTTCAACCCGCATTAAATTATTAATGATGGATATTCTACCAAGAGTATTATAAATGGATGCTTGGTCTATTGATACTTTACCAGGATAATCATATAAAGCCATATTATTTCATCAATTGAGATAGATTGTCTTCGGCCATAGAAGCATATTCAGAGCTAATTAATTTAAGATGCTTTTTACTCTCGTTTAGTTGATCTTCATATTCATAGAATGAAATTGGGGACCAATAACTCAACTCGGCGGTGGGTATATTTTGTTTCAAGATAGTAGGAGAAGCTGTGAGGGTTGTATTTGCTGCAGAATCAGCTCCTTTAATAATACGCGTAGTTATAAATGAACCATTAACATGCTGGGCTATTGCAATTGTTGAGTTGGCAGTTAAAAGAGAAGCTGAAGCAGTAATAGTGCTTGCATCCTGTTGATATATGTCTTCTCCAATAATAAAAGTTCCATTTGTATTTGCTATCGGTAAACTTATTACTTGATTGGTAGTTGTAGTTAATGATAATTTTTTTCTTTTGTAAGATATTACTCTATCAAACTCATCAACATTCGGTTGCCAATACTTTTTTATATTTGCTGTAGTATTTGCTGCAAGACTATTATAAGCATCAATGGTTATCTTTGTATCGTCCCCAATCCATACTGTTTCATAATGATGAGTTCGAGTTTGAGCTACAGCCAAAGATCCATATTTTTCTACAATGAAGGATTTAAGTTGTTCGTGATTTAGATACCAATCATAATAGGGATCTATAATATCATTAGCAAAAAAAATTAACCATTCTAAATCTGGCTTAGAGTAATATAAGAAAGATAACGTGTCTGGTCTTTCTCCCTGTTTAATCGTATACGGATAGAAAGCAGATGTTTGTTTAGTTACACTTTGAGCTATATTAGCCCTTGTGGTTAGTTTTCGACTAACTTCGCCTTTATCTCCATATTGCTGGAGTCCAAAATTTTCAAAATAGTTTGCCATATATTAGCTATTTGTTATGTCTTAAAGTTTTGTTGGTTAGCCAAAATCGAGATCGTCTTGAATACTGGGGTCAGAGTATAATTGTTTGTTACGGACAGTTACGTAATCTGGATCTGAAGCAGTGTGGATATCAATTTCACGTAACGAAATACTAAGTTCTAGTTCCGTAGGATATCGAGAGTCGGTGTTGTCATCTGATTTATAAAATGAAGGGGATCCGGATGGAGCATAATTGACAGATACATTCTCCATCATCATAGGTTTAAAAAAGAACAGGTTGCCTGGCTTTATTGTTACTTTAACGACGTCAGGAAATGTTAATAAAAACTGACCTTGTATGGATGGTAGCCCGCTTGCTTGTAGGTTGCGTATAATATCTTCTAGAATTTTACTTTCTTCTTTATTATTAGGAGATAATCTCCAACTAAATTGATATTTCTTTAAAGCAACTCCCTGAAACGATACTGCCATATGGGGATTTGGAGCTGTACCAGTTGCCAAATCAAACATCGTTCCACCCTCTGGGCTGAGACTAGAAATAATCTTACGGCTCACTGCTTGGAAGAAATTCGGATCCTTAGCTGCGTCAACAAGACTTCCTATTCC